GTACAGCTTTATGCATATAACGTAGAACAATTAGGGACACGTAATGGGTATGCATTAGCAAATAACCAAATGAGATCACCGATCTTCTACGATTCTGCCAATACCGGTTACTATTTCGATGGTTCTGCTACAGGTGATTCTATCCGTGTCGCTGGCGATATTGTAGCATACTATTCAGATGAAAGACTCAAAGATAAAGAAGGCAATATTTCTGGTGCTATAGATAAAGTATCTAAGTTGAATGGTTTCTACTATAGAGCTAACAAAAAAGCACAAGAACTTGGTTATGATACAAGACTTCAAGTTGGTGTTTCAGCCCAAGAGGTTGAGGCAGTACTACCTGAAGTTGTAAAAGATGCTCCTATTGGTCAAGGGTATAAAACTGTCAAGTACGACCGAATGGTTCCACTACTTATTGAGGCAATAAAGGAACAGCAGGAGATTATAAATAAACAAAGTCAAGATATAGACGAACTCAAACAACTAGTCAAACAATTGATGGAGAATAAATAATGTCAATGACATATACTTGGGAAGTTACTGGTCTCAAAACACGAGATGAAGTAAATTCCGATGGCGTAACATTACAAAACGCCGTAGTTCAAACTTATTGGAAAAAAACTGGTACTGACGCTGATGGGAATGAAGGTTCATTCGCTGGTGCCACACCGTTTACAGCAGCAAGCGTGCCAGAAGGTGAGTTTGTTGCATTTGCTGATTTAACCGAAGAAACCGTTCTAGGTTGGATTCAAAACGTAGTGATTGGTGATTATGAAACACATGTGAATCAACAAATCCAAAAACAAATTGATGACCAGGCTATCTCTGAGGCATCTATGCCTTGGGCACCTGCACCATCTGAAGATTCTGCTTAATATAGGAAAATAATTATGACTGAACAAACTGAAACAAACAATGTTATTAGCATTAACGGTAAAGACTATAATCCAAATGATATGACATCTGAACAGCAGTACATCGTAAATCAACTACGTGATCTGCAATCAAAAGCTGATAATCTAAAATTCCAGCTGGATCAACTATCTGCTGCGCAACGTATGTTTACTGACGCGCTGATTAAATCAGTAGAAAGCCCAGAGGGAGAAGCACCTGAAGGACCATTACAAGAAAAAGTTGTAAACTAAGGATAAAATCATGCCAACACCCACAAGTAATATAAGCCTAGGAGATTTGCAATCTGAAATGGGAGGTTCTAATCCTATTTCTATGAGTGAATATTATTCAGGTGGAGGTATTATACCTTCTAATGAGCCTGGTGAGGGTGGGACAATTCCTAGTTCAGGACAAATAAAATTAGGAACATTCCGCAATATTGCGGGATCTTCCTTTTTTAATACTACTTATTCTTGGGGTGGAACAACAAATAAATATTGGTATCATAGATATTGGGCTCAGGCTGTTAGTAGTGGTACCCCAAACGAAGTATATAATGTTTATAAAAACATATATACTACAGCTAATGGAACAACCACCGTGCCAGAATGGTCAGCTGGAAAGGCTGAATATGCTAGAAGTGCTCTAAATATGGGAGGAATTTGGGATTCACACGAACTAAGTGGTAGAGGTTGGTCTGCAACAGGCGAAGATGATCATACTTTTAGACCTATGGAAGTTCGGCAATTTAGAGTTCCAAATAATGCCAGTTATTGTATAGTTGAAGGCTGGGGCGCTGGGGGTGGAGCTGCCTATGGCTGGTATAATATGGGAGGAAATGGTGGAGGCGGGGGATATTGTAGATCATATCTCTATATGGGATCGCATATGAATGCTGGAGATATTATTACTTTAGTTCCAGGAATTGCTGGAATTGCAGGTCCCTGGCTAGGAAGCGGTACTGGTGGTGGAGCTTCAATATGCTTTAAAGCTAAAGACTATTATGACCAATGGGAAACATCACCTGGTGTTTCAGTAATGACTTCAGGAACGTCAAATAGCACTATGGACACTAACAAAAGATATACAATAGGTAACGCACTAAGTACTAGTTATTTTGGCGGAAATCCCGATGGCACAAATTTAATTTTTTGTGCTGGTGGTGGCGGCGGTGGTGGAGCCTATAACTGGTCTTATCAATCTCAAGCTCATGCTGGTGGTGGTGGACAAAACGGTTCTAACGGGAGTTTAAGTGTTTCAACGGCACAAGCAGGATCAAAAACATCACACGCAACAGGACAAATGAATGCTGTAAGTGGTAGTCGCAGTGGTAGTTATCACGGCAGTGAAAGTAATTGGACTAGCAATGGTAATAATACTGATCATCTTATTGATGCCGGCTATCATTTTGAAAGACTATTATTTCCTCAACACCCAATATTAGCAGTAGATACCAGCTCAGCTTTAAATAGTTATTATGCTTGGGCATCTTCGGCAGGTGGCGGCGCTTGGGGATCAAATGGTGGAAATGTTGGTTTAGCATCGAATGCTTCATATGCAGGTTCAAGAGGAGCTGCTGGTGGTTCAGTAGGAGTATATCAGGGCCAAAGTACACTAGAATACAACGGGAGTGGCACATCGCCTGGTACTACAGGAGGCGCGCTGGTGTCACTGGCCAGTGGCAGAGCTTATGGTGGTACAGGACAACAATATTCATCAGGAAATTATAGATATGGGTCTAGTGGCCAACCTGGACAAGTTAATATTAAATTTTATAGTTAATTAATAATGGAGTAAATTATGCCTTGGGATTATATTAGAGATTCAAATGGAGTGCCAATGCACGCACCTCAAATACCCATACTTTTTAATGATAGTGATGAAGAAAGAAGAATTAGATTATATGGAATATCTCCTAGAATTTTAGATATTAAAGCTATTTTACAAGGTGAAATTGATACAATTGTAGAAGCTGTTGAAGGTATTGATGCTGAGGGTAATTATGTAAGAGCAGAACTAAATGTGCCTGATGCTTGGGACTCTGGAGAATTTCAGCCTATGTCAACTCTTCAAGTAAAACAAATGGCTAAATGGGCAAAAGCAAAACTAGATGAATCTTAGCGATTTTTTCCTTATAAATAGAGATAACATGTTTGTAAGGAAAATGAAATGGCCAATCCAACCTCAAGAGATACGTTAATAGATTATTGTAAACGTAGACTTGGTGACCCTGTAATTGAAATCAATGTAGATGTAGATCAGTTAGAGGACCGAGTTGACGAGGCATTACAATACTATCAGGAGTTCCATTCCGAAGCTACATTCAGAACATTCTTAAAACATCAAATTACATCAGATGATATTTCTAATGAGTATATTCCTATTTCATCTGATGTGATTAGTGTCACTAAGATGTTTGCTTTAACTAGTGGTTCTATTAACAAAAATTTCTTTGACATTAAATATCAAATGCATTTAAATGATATTGCAGATCTCCATTCATATATTGGGGATCTTGCTTATTATGAACAGATGCAACAGTATCTTGCACTACTAGATATGAAATTGACAGGAACACCACAGGTTGACTTTGTAAGAAATCAAAATCGACTTTATATCCACGGTGATTTTAATGATGGTGATATTAAGGCAGATGACTATATTGTTGTAGAAGCTTATAGTATTGTAGATCCTTCAACCCATACAAAGATTTGGAATGATATGTGGCTGAAAGAATATACTACAGCTCTTATCAAACAACAATGGGGTGCTAACCTAATTAAGTTTGAGGGTATGCAACTACCAGGTGGCGTGATGTTAAATGGACGCCAAATATTCGATGATGCAACTCAAGATATCGAAAGATTAAGAGAAAAAATTCGGATGGATCACGAGCTCCCAATCGATTTCTTTATGGGGTAATGCATGGCACGTAACTTATACTTTTCCGATAAAGTACGCTCAGAACAAAACTTATATGAGGATATCGTAATTGAATCCTTAAAAATGTATGGACAAGACGTCTATTACATTCCAAGAGATATTGTTAATGAGGACAAGATCTTTGGAGACGATGTTCCATCAAGGTTTAATTCTGCTTACAAAGTAGAAATGTATATAGAAAACACCGATGGCTTTGATGGAGATGGAGATCTCTTTACAAAGTTTGGTGTCGAGATTCGTGACCAAGCTACTTTTGTACTTGCAAGAAAGAGATGGACACAGACTGTATCGCGTTATGATAATGAGATAAAC